ACAAATTATATATGAACTACATGGATCAGTAGGTAAATACAAGAAAAAAAGGACAGCTGCTGCACAAGGTGCATTGGCTGTAGTTTTTGATCCTAAAGATAAAATAAGTACCAGTGACTATAAAGAACTAGAAAAGAAAGAAGTAATTAACTATTTAAAATCTAAAATATCTGAAAACTATTTATTATCTTTGAAGGAAATAGTACAAGAAGAGTTATTTTCTAAAACACCAAAAATTGTGACGGAAATATCTTGGAAATAATTTATATATTTGTAACAATTTAAAATCAACAAAATGGCAAAAAAAGCAAAAGCAAAAAAATTAACTGCTAAAGAACTTAAAGAAGTACGTGAGGCACAAGGTAATTTGAATCAAGCAATATTTGATTTAGGAGCTCATGAACTTACTAGAGTAAATCTTCTATCAAAGCATGCATCAGCTAAAGGTTTATGGGAAACAAAAGTAAAAGAACTAGAGGAAAAGTATGGGCGTGTCAATGTAAACCTTGATAATGGTGAAATAGCAGAACCAAAAGAAGAAGAAGCCAAGTAAGATACTTCTCATAAATATTTGCAAGATTTTTTAGAACCAGACTTTCTTGTTTGGTTTTAAAAAATTTTGTATATTATAATTGTATAGTTCATAAGTCAGCAGTACATTATAGTAAAAAAAAATATTTATGATCCCAACTAATTCAAGCGGCACTACAAATGGATGTGACAATATTTCATCCAATTGCGTTATATGGCAAGGCCCAGATATTTCATGTATAGATCTTTGTACTGGTGATACAATCAGTGAAGTAACAAAAAAGATTGGTGATAAAGTATGCCAGATTATTACAGATGGTGTAACAGCTAATCCAAGTTTAACAGGTCTAGATTTAACCTGTTTAAATATTCCAGGAATAACTCCTACAACCTTAGTCCCTGTATTACAGGCTATGGTAACACAAATTTGTGCTAATAGTAATTCAGTACCTAGCAACCCAGGTGGTGGAGGCAGCTCTTCCCTACCAATGATGGTATTACCTGCTTGTTTGCAGTATAATGATCCAAGTGGTAATCCTGTAACTGAGTTACGTTTAGATGAATTTGCAACTCATATAGCTAATCAAGTATGCACTAACTTAGCTAGTATAAATACAATCAATTCAACTTTAACTAGCATTGATAATAGAGTATCAATTCTAGAAGCATGTGTATTACCGTGTTCAGGTACTTCATCAGAAGTTCAGATTGTACCAACGTGTGTGAGTAATGTAGGACAATTAACAAATGTATCAGTAGTTGTATTAGCACTTGAAAGTGCTTTTTGTTCTTTACAGAATGCAGTAGGTTTACCAGCTGCTATTAATTCAGCAGTAAATCAAACAGCACTAACATCTTCTACAACAAGTTTAGCAAACTCATCAACATCTTATGGTTCTATAACAGGATGGAATGCTTCACCAAGCACTATGGCACAGTCATTACAAAATGCTTGGGTAGTTATAGATGATCTATATAATGCACTTTCAAACGTTCAAACAAATTGCTGCCCTAGTGGATGTGATGGTATTACCTTTGCATATACTACTAGTACAGGTACTAACTCTAATGGTATTATAGATAATATAAACTTTAGTTTTATAAATTCAAGTATACCTAATTCATTTAATGATTCAGCAGGATTTAGTAAAATAACTGTAACTGATAGTTTAGGTGCTAACTTAACACAGACCTTTAGTGTTTCTACTTTACAGAATAACCCTAATGGTCTTAACTTTAACGTATCTACTTTGAATACACAAGGTGATATGAATGTTCTTGTTGAGTTTAGTGTAACTGATGGAGCAGATACTTGTACAGCTAATCAATCAAATGTGGTACCTGGTTTAATACCATGCCCAACACCAGTAACAAGTAATGTAACTCAAACAGGAGTGGATGTATCATTTGTAAATCAAATAGGAGCAACAGCTGTATATATTATAGATATACTAGACAACAATGGTGTAGTAGCAGCTACATACACTATTAATAACCCAGGTAATTCTGTGAGTCATTCATTTACAGGATTATCTCCTTCAACAACATATACAGTAAGATTGACAGTAGAATATGGTGGTCAAACACAAGTATGTTCAGCTACTCAAGTAACATTCCAAACTGAAACTGGTGCAGCACCATGTACAAATGGTATGGATGTAGCATTCTGTCTTGACTATACTGGATCAATGTCAGATGAAATTAATGCTATTAAAACTGGTTTTGCAACACTAGTTAACACTATTGATACATCTTCTGGTTCTAATAATTATAGAATTGGTGTAATGACAGTTAGTGAGAAAAGTTCAGCAAATCAAACACCAACCTATGCAACTTCAACTGATTATATAGCATTACCAGCAGTACAGAAAGAAGCAGTAAATGGTACAGCTGCAGGTGGTAATACAATGTTCTTCACTGCTTGGGAAATGTTTGCTAATAATAACGGAGCTAATGCAACAACACAAGTTAACTTATTAAATACAGGTTCACCTCCAGGTGGCGTACCAATAGGTAGTGGTGCTTCTAATCCTGAACCAATGGATTTAGCTATATCAAGAGTTATGAATAGTAATTTCTTAGGTGCATTTAGAAATAATGTAGCTAAATATATAATTTGTATAACGGATGATATATCATCTGGAGATGATGATCAATTTACTGGTACAGACTATGCATTTATTCAGCAGTTAACAAATCAAGCAAATGCTGCAGGAATAAAGATATTTGTTCTAGGTGAAGGTGTAAATAAGGAATTTAATAATGGAGGAACTATGGTTAAACCATGGAGAGAGTTGGCAATCAACACAGGTGGAAATTGGAATCAAAATGAAGATCCATCCACAATTAGTGCAGAAATAATAGCAGGTTGCTCATAAAATAAAAAATTAAAAAATGGCATGTAATTGTACAAAATGTAGTGAAAAATGTAGTTGTGCTGACACAGCTTTAACAAACCCATGTACTTATACTGATTGTAGTGTAGGCAGTGAGAGATGTGAAGATGTGCAGTGTGCTGCATGTGTTAGCTATTGTGGTACATCTTTTCAGATAGGTGAAAATGGTGAAAAAATAGTTATTACTTCAGGAGAAAGATTAGATTCTATTATTCAGAAGTTTGCTATGATATTATCTAATGGCTTAGGTGCTTGTACATCTAGTGATCTACAACATGATCCATATAATGTATATGCTGGTACTATTACTAGTGACTCAGCTGAAGTATTATGGGATGGTGTTTGGAGTTCAAGTACAGGTATAAATGTTTACTTAGATACACAAGTAGCCCCAGGAGGATGGGTATTACAAAACACTACACCTATAGCAACAACAATATCAAATTATAAGATCACTAACCTTACAGCTAGTACAGCTTATAAGGTCAAAGTGCAGGATGCTGGTAACTCAGTTGTTTGTAAACCAATAGAGATATTATTCTCTACACCTGCATCCTAAAAAGAAACAACAAGTGGTGGTTTGTTGGTTTTCTGCTGCAAACGTTGGGAGGGACTGGGGTAACCCAGTCTCTTTTTTTTTATAAATACCATGAAAATCAATATATTATAACTACATTTACAAAAATCAATACTAACTTATTATGTCTAATTACTTAAAACACAGGATAATAGAGTCCTTAAAGTGGAAAAAACATCCAAGTTATTGTGCTGAAAAATTAAATATTTCAGAATCACAATATAAAAAATTAAAGAAAGAAGTATTAAATGAAAGAAAAGTTGAGAAGAAGAAAAGTAAGTTTTTTAGCAAAGCTGCTGATAATGCTCAACTAGTAGAATCTATTGACTTAGAAAAGGGAGAAGGTAAATTATCAGGAACCTTTGACTTTGAACCAAAAAGTCCAGAAGAGATTATCCATTTACTTAAAATAGATACAAGTATATGGAAACTTTCATCATATTGGAATAAACAAATGGGAGATCACTGGAGGGTTTCAGCTCTAGTATCAAAAATTAAAAACTCAGAAGAGAAGTATTTAGAAGATCTCTTGAAGAATTGGAAACCAAAAACATATAAACTTCCTAAACCAAATCTTAAAAGTTTAAAGAAAGGTGAAAGTGTATGTGGTATTATGTCTATACAGGATATACACTTTGGTAAGGAAGGTAACCAAACTATAGATAAAGACTTTGAAGATACTATTGTAAATCTTATACATAGGGCTACACCATCACATTATATAGAAAAGCTGTATTTTGTTGTAGGAGGTGATCTAATCAACATGGACACCTTTACTGGTACAACCACTAGTGGAACACCATTGGAGAACTGTATGACCGCTACAGAGGCTTATATGCAGGCATTTGATGCTATGCATTGGGCAATAGGGTATCTTAAGAACTTTTGTAATGATCTTGTAGTTGTTTATGTACCTGGTAATCATGATAGGTTATCATCTTTCCATTTAGTTCATGCTCTGTCACAATCAATAGAAAGTAAAAACATTGAGTGGGATATAACGTATGAAGAAAGAAAGGTGCATGTTTGGCATAATAACTTTAATGCTTTTGAACACGGAGACAAACCAAGTAAGAATACACCTCTTGTATATGCTACAGAATATCCTAGAGAATGGGGTGACACAGTAAATAGAACATTATTTACAGGACATTTCCATACAGAAAGAAAAGTAGAATACATGACTACTGCTGAGACAACAGGTTTTATACATAAGACTCTGCCAAGTATAGGAAACACAGACTATTACCATTATCATAATAAATATGTAGGTAATAGAAGATCAGGTAAATTAGAGTTACAGCACCCTACTATGGGAAATATATGTGAATTAACCTATCAAGCTTTATAAAGACCTCAGCAAAATTTCATTTACTGGGGTTTTTTTTGTAAATTATAAATGTAACCATATGATAAATAATTTTAAAAAACCTGATCTTAAGGCTCCAAGGTATAGAGAGAAGAGATTAGGGTTATTGAATGAGGATACAATTAAAGAGTTTAAAGAAAAAAAACCTTTATACTCAAAGATAGATAATGTTAAACTAAAAAAGATAATAAAGCTATACAATGTAAAACTATGGAATGAAGTAATTAATAGTAGAGATGGGGTAGAATTACCTGACTCACTAGGTTATTTATTCATAGGAACTTGTAAGCCTTCTAAGACAGTTAATACTAATTATGCTTTATCAAAGCAATACGGTAAAGTATTACAAAATAAGAACTGGGAAACAGATGGTAACATAGGTAAAATATTTTATACAAACTATTCTACTAAGTATAGATTTAAAAATAGAGAGTTATGGCATTTTGTAGCTTGTAGAGATTTCAAAAGATCTGTAGCAAAGCAGTATCCTATAAATTGGACAAAGTATGTTGTTATGCAAAATAAATACAGAGTTGCACATCTTTATGATGAGAACCCTGAACAAACCAAACAAGCATTAAAAAAATATAATGAATTTGAAAATTAAAAAGAATGGCAACAATAGCACAAACAATATCTAGAATCAGAGGGCAGGTAAAAGCAGAAGTGCAAGATGCCTTTGTTACTGATAGATATATATACAGCTTGATTGAAAAGTATGCTCAATTCTTAATGAGAAGGCAAGATTATGCAAATAAGCTTCTTAAATTTAATTCTGTTTGGAAAACATTACCATACGTAGAACTTATTGAAGTAGATAAAGTAGAAGCACATTGTGCTGGTATACAAAGTGGATGTACTATCAAAAGAACTAAACTTAGATTACCATCAATGTTTGAAGGATACTGGGGCCCTTTAATCCGTACTATTAGTTCAATAGATGGATCTCAAGAATTACAAGCAACACAACCAGGGACATATACATCAATGACCAAAACTACAACCTTTAAATATAATAAAACAAAATATTTTTGGTGGTTAGATGGATATATTTATTGTCCTAATATAGAATGGGATGCAATAAAAGTAGAAGGAGTATTTGACTCAGATATTACTAAATGGGATTGTGATACAGAAAATGATTGTACACCAAGGTATGAACAAGAGATGTATATACCTGAAGCATTATTTGCTGAAATAGAACAGCAAGTTGTAAATACAATGCTTAACACTATTAAAGTGCCTTCTGAAGACTCAGATAATAAACGTAACTTAAATAGACAATAATGGGAGTATCACAAAACTATAGAACATTTAGTCAGTTGATGGAAGATGTTTCCATTGACTTTTCTACATACGCATTGGAAGGTTTGATAGAACCTCAACAACTTATTAAAGTAGCTCAAAGAGTTAACTATGATCTTGGATTAAGAATACATAGAACTAAAGAAGTTATTATAGATATAGAACACGGAAGAGGTCAACTACCTGTGGATTTTAAATATGTAAATTATGCATTTAGATGTGGTAGTTATAAGATAAGTGCATCTCTTCCTTCAGGTACTCATGTTGAAACAACAAATGACGTGCCTTATAAACCAGCACCTGGTCAACAAGAACCATGTAATACAGATCCAACTTGTAAAGATGTATGTGTTATTAAAACATGTGATAATAAAAAAGAATATCAACTTGTACAGAGAATAGGTGCAGAACAATATAGAGTATTTAATCATTGGTCACAACTAAGAATAACAAGTTTAAATGATAAAGTTTGTTATTGCCCAAGTCTAGGAGCACAATCTCTAGATACAGCAGAAATAAAAGATGGTTTCTTACTTACTAATTTTGCTACTGGTAAAGTATATATTAGTTATCAAGGTGCAATGGAAGATGCATTTGGTGACTTACTTGTACTAGATCACCCATATTGCAATGAGTATTATGAGTATGCTCTTAAACAAAGAATACTTGAGAATATGATTTGGCAAGGAGAAAATGTATCTCAGCAATTAGGATTAGTAGAACAAAGATTAAGAGCTTCTAGAAACAATGCACTAACATTTGTAAATACACCAGATTTCCAAGAAATGAAAAAGGTGTGGACAATGAATAGGAGAGCACAGTATCATAACTATTATAATATGTTCTTAAGCTATGCTCCTGAAAATCCAAGAGTTGTTTCAGCACCTAATACGGCAGTAGGTAGTTCAACTACATCTGGATCATCTTATTAAAGATATAATGTAATATGGCAAAAAAAAGAACACCTTCTTCTAGCAGACGTCAAAGGGCAAACAGCAGTAGCTCCTCTGTTCAAACAAATTCCTTTATTAAAGGGATGAACAAGGATATTACCCCATCCCTGGAGAATAACCAGGCATGGTGGCATGCACGTAATATTGCAAATAATTCTGAAGATGGTGACTTAGGTGTTATAGGTAATGAACCTGCTAACCTTTCTTGTGGTGTAATTCCATATACTGTTATTGGTGCTATCCATAGATATGGAGATGAGTGGATAGTTTATTCAACTGATGATGTAAGTTCTGAGATAGGACGCTTTGATGATAGTGAATGTAAATATGAAACTATTGTTAATGATCCTTGTTTAAACTTTAGTAGAAAATTTTTAATTACTGGTGCAGCAAAAGAAAATTTTGATTGCACTTGGCAAGTATATTGGGATGATGGTAATAATCCATCAAGAACTCTTAACATAGATGAGGTACCATATAAACAAGTACAAATAGCAGGCCCCGGTATCAATGGAGATGATTGTGCTGTTTATGAAGATGTTGAGCCAAAACAATTAGACTGTGAAAAAATAAGATTGGCACCTTTAGTTGATACACCTTGCGTCAAGCTAACAAAAGCTACTGACGGAGGAATGTTAAGAAATGGTGCATATCAAGCTTATATTGCATATGTAGAAAATGAACAAAGAGTTACAGATTACATAGGTATATCAAATATACAAACTTTGTTTAGCCATGAAGGTAGTAATGGATCATTAGATATAGCAGTATCAAATTTAGATCAAGACTATGAATTTTATGAACTTGTTATATTAAGAAGAAATCAAGGTCAAACTTCTGCAAAAAGAATAGGACTATATAGTACACAAACTCAAGATATAAATATAGATTTTATAGATGAAGCATTAGTTGCAATAAGTCTTGAGCAAATACCATTACGTAGTCCAGCATATGAAAAGTCTGAGTCAATGTTTGTAGTAAATGATTGGCTTTTAAGACAAGGACCTGTAGAACAGTTTGATTTTAACTATCAACCTATTGCAAATGAAATAAAAACAGAATGGGTTATAAATCAAGTATCTAGTGACTATTATCATTTAGCAGGTAATAAACTAGGATTTATGCGTGATGAACAATATGCATTCTTTATTAGATGGATATATAATACAGGAGAGAGATCATCATCTTATCATATACCAGGTAGAGCACCAAGAAATTTTAATGAGCCAAGTGGTCTTTCAACACCAGAAGATCAAGTCATTACTGGATCTAATGTTGTAGACCCATCAGGAGATCCTTTATATAAGGTATATAATACAGCTAGCATAACAGCACAAGGTCTTGCTGAAATACAAGATGATGGAACATTAGTTGTTGCTAAAGGAGATATGGGATTTTGGCAATCATCTGAAAGATATCCAGTCAATAGACCTGATATCTGGGGTGATCTTTGTGGTAAGTATATAAGACATCACAAAATGCCAGATGAGAGTATTGGTGGTGCAAATAGCCCACTTCATTTAACTAATACTAATGGTGACTTAATAAATATTCTTGGAGTACAGTTTTCTAATATAGGCAGACCTAAATTCAATGATGGTACTTATATACCTAATGTTGTTGGTTATGAAATACTACGTGGTTCAAGACAAGGAGCTAGATCTATATTAGCTAAAGGTATGTTTAAGAACATGCGTAAGTATGATATACCTGATGAAGAAAATTTATTAGGTACAAGTACACAAGGTTTGTATCCAAACTATCCATATAACTCATTACAAGATGATGTATTTTTTCATGATGGTAGAAGAAATGATGAACATAGAACTAAAGATTGTGAAGATAGTTTTACAGATAGTATAAACAAATTTAAGCCTTTGAAAGGTCATACAAAAGATGTATTTACTTTTCACTCTCCAGACTTAATGTTTACAAAGCCATTTTTAAATGCATATGAAACAAAAATTATAGGAGAAATATCAGGAAAATCTACAGGTACATTTAAACCATCTGAGAAGCATCCTCAGTTTAAATTATTAAGGCCGGTAGCATCAACACTTGCAGCAATTATTGGTGTAGGTTATGCACTAAATGCGGTACAAGGTACTGCAAGTAAAAAAGCAATGCCAGTTCAAGGAAACAATGCTACTGGTAATGCTTTATTTTTAGGTGTTTCAAACTCTGTGGGTAAGGCAGCTGAGAATGCACTTGGTGTAGGATCATTAGCAGTAGGTAATGCAATATGGAATTTACTATTAGATGGCTTAATAGATAATGCTGTTGATTTAGCAGATTTGTATGGTGGAGGTATTGCTTCTGATACTAAATTAAAAGCAACAGGAGCTGGAAACTTTGCAAAAGCTACTATACCTGGTGTTATGGGTGGTGGTATTGAGCAGGGAGTTGTTTATGATAAACCTGAAGCAGCTATGCCAAGTCTTCTAAGAGCCCTTGCAGGTATATCAATGGCACAAAAGAATATATCTATTGGTGGTAATGAGATTATAGAATTATTTTATAACCTAGTTGATTTTGAAGATTTTGTATTAAAATATAACTCAGTAGGATTTTTTAATAAGTTTACTAAGAAAAATTTAGGTGATACGTTTAGAGTAAAAAATAGTGCTTCTAATTATTTAGGTTCATCTTTTCAAACATTTGATGGAACAAAATATAAGATTAACAATTTATTTAGACCATCTACAGTAGCAGTATCTACAGAGCAAGAAATAGATCATAATTATTTAGTAGATGATAACTCTAGATTTGCTTTAGGTGGTTATGTAATGAGTAATGGATCAATTGATGATTATGCAAATAAGTATATGGTGCAGTACTCACAACCATTTAAAAGAAACATTGCAGCTTTATATGGATCTTTAAAATATAACTTTGATAATCAATATGGTCAATTAGATGGTATAAAGCAAATACAAATGCGTGGTTGTGTTGAGTTATTAGATCCAGAAAAACCTAATGAATTTTTATATAGCTCAAAACCTATTTTTGCTGGTGATGCATTTATAAATAGATATACAGAAAAGTGTATCATGCCTATATTTACAGATTTCTTAAATGGTCAACCAGATGGTTTTTCATATGACTATAGTTTATATGTTAATGTACCATATCCTAGATTTTGGTTAGACTCTACTAAATTTGATATTAGTGGTATAGCAAGAGAAATAGCAACATTAGGATTTGCATCTGGGTCATGGAGAGATAAATTACCAACTGGTAAATACTATTTAGATAGAGGATTTGGAAACTGTCAACGTGGCAGTTTAATTGGTAGTTTATTTGGAGGAGGTAATGATTTAAACCCAGCCTATAATATGGAGTTTGCATATATGTATACTCACATAAATGGTGTTAATGAATTTTTCTGTGAATCAGAAATTAATTTAGCAAATAGGGATTATGAAGATAGACCTGATAAAAGATTTTATGACATATATGAATTTAATGATCTAAATGTATTATTTCATGCAGACAATATTAAGGCAGATAATTTTTATAAGTATGATGATTCATTAACTCCTGCTAAGTTTCCAACACAGTTGTCATCTTTTGGAAATATTCAAGACCGTGATTATGATCCTTTAGTAGCAGAAACATGTTTTGTATCATATCCAAAAAGATTAATTTATTCATTACAAGCACAAGAAGAATCAAAAAGAGATTTTTGGAGAGTATTCTTAAATAATAATTATAAAGACTTTAAAAATGAGGTAAGTGTAATTAAGCCTATAAACAAAAGTGGGGCATTAATATTTTTCCCATTCTTGTCACCTCAAATGTTCCAAGGTTTAGATACTCTTAAAACAGGATTAGATACTAAGTTAACTATAGGAGATGGAGGATTATTTAGTCAACCTTTCCAAAATGTAGCAAATGCTGATGTATCAAATGAGTATGGCTCATGTGAAAGTTTAAGAGGAGTTATAAATACACCAGTAGGATTATTCTTTATATCACAAGCACAAGGTAAAATATTCCAGTATGGTGGTAAAGGTTTAGAGCCAATATCAAATGCTGGTATGAAATGGTGGTTTGCAAAATACTTACCATCAAGATTTATAAAACAATTCCCTGAGTCAGAGGATTCAGTATGGACAGATAATCCAGTTCATGGTGTAGGTTGCCAAGTCATGTATGATTCTGTAGATGATACGGTCTACTTTATGAAGAAGGATTATCAACTTAAACCAGCATATGTAGCAGATGCACAATTTACAGATAGTTTAAGTAAACCTGTAAGAATAAAAAATAAAGCAGGTTTTTATATTAGTATTGATATAGGTGATCCATTATTCTTTGATGATTGTTCATGGACTTGTAGTTATGATCCAAAATCAAAAGCTTGGATATCATTCCATGATTGGCATCCTGAACTAGCTTTACCAAGTATTAATCACTTCTTTACTACAAAGACAACAACTACAACGACACCTCAGTGCCCTCCCGGATACAACTTTAATGCATCTACAGGACTTTGTGAGATTGGTGTTAATACTACTGAGCCAGCAACAATAACTGTAGATAATGTAGCTTCAAGTGTTACTGGTGGTGCGTCAGCATGTTTAATTGATGTAGTAGTAACAGTGGATGTATCAGGTAGTACAAATAGCCCAACAAATCCTAATACTAGAGCTTATGCACAATTACAATGGGTGAAATCTTTTGTTGGCAATGCAGACATACAAAATGCATTACAAAATGGTACTATGCAAATGGGATTTGCATCATGGGATGGTGGAGCACGTGTGTGGAGTGATTCAAGTAATCCAGGTTATGATTCCCCTCATACTATGCAGGGCACATCATTAGTAGGCCCACAGGGTGTAGCTAATGTTGAAGACTATTATTTGAACAACTGGACTGGTGGTTCTACTAATATACCATTAGGAATGCAGACAGGAGTTGACTTAGCATCAGACACAGCAAACTCTGAATATTCAGCACAATATCCAGCTAGATCTAATGATCCAACATATAGAAGAGTAGTTATTACAGTTACAGATACAGGTGGTACACCAGGAAATCAATGTGCATTCCAATCACCAAATGCATCTATAGATGGTACAGGACCAACTTTCCAATATATGTATGCAGTCTTTTGTGGTATAAATTCACCATACCCTAATAATGATGTAGATAGTCCTGTAATGAATCAAATTACTTGTCAAACTAATGAAGCTCTTAATGATATAACAGTTACATCAGGTACAGCAGGATCAACTACAAATCCATATATGTATGGGATTCAATCAACTATTAATGCAAGTTATCCTATTACTAATTGGGATGTTGTTGCAGAAGAATTAACAGCAAATATATGTGGTACTCCATTTGTTTGTGAATGTCCTGCAGGTTATACAAAAGTATTTTATGATCCTGCTACAAGTTCATATACTGCAAGCACTGGTGTATGTGATGACATTACACCACCAATATGTAGAAAAGTAACGTGTGAGTGCCCGCCTCCACCTGTAAGTGGGGCAACTACAACAGAAATTGGCACATGCCCTGACTCAGCACCAGAGATTTATCAAATGGTAGATGCAAGTGCACCGCAGGCAGATCCAAGATTATGTAATTTTTATTTCTTTGATAGTGTTACCCCTAACTATAATGTTGGTGGATTCTGGAGACATAATGTAAGATGTGATAAGTTTGCTAATTACTATAATGAAAACTATCCGTGGGAAATTGATTTAATTTCAAATACTGGACAAGCTGTAAACACAGTTAGAAGTTTTGAGTATCAATTAGAAACATATGTATATAAAGGAGATCCTCAATATAATATGTGTGGTGGTGATAAATGGGAAGATCTAGATTATAACTTTGATGTTGCTATTGTTTATAATAATGATCAAGTATCAGGTTTATTGAGTTTAACACCTCAGCCTTTTAATGATCCTTGGGGTGAATTAAATTACCCACAAATAAATGCAAACAGCATTGATATAATAGCTTCTAAAGTTGAACATAAGTTTAGATTTAATCAGTTCTGGGATATTACAAATGATAGGGGTGAGTTTACTAATGTTGAGCAATCTATATTTGATACAGAATGCAATGGTTATATAAGACCACTAAATACACTTAACTTAAATTATAATAAACCAGCTACACAAAGAAAGAAGTTTAGACATTACTCTAATCATGTAATACTAAGAAGAAATGTGTCAGGTAACAGAAAGATGTTACTAAGATTAAACAATACTAAATTATTACTATCTCAAAGATAATGAAGAAGAAGTTTGAAAATATGGAAAGAAGAGGATTACCAGGTGGACCTAATGAAATGTTCAGCTATGTTACTGGTATGTTTTCAACAGAAGGTTATAAATCAGATAGCCCTGATAAAAACAATCCGGCAAATCTTATTGCGTCAGGAAGTATTACAATGGAAAATGTTGAGTTTCCAGTAATGGGTATGGACAATCTTGGTAACTCTAAAATGATGATGCCTGGTAATAATTATGAATTTCCAGGAGACATGGTGTTAGAAATACCTATGGCACAAAAAGCTGGTGAAACTGATTACTTAAAAACATTTGGTCAAGCTGCAGTAAATCCTTTTCTACCTCTTATTAGTAATCTTGTACAACAGGGTAAAGAGAATATATCAGAAAATATGTTACCTTTTGGATACCAGAATAGCCGTGGGTATACTCAACTGTTAGATGGATCATCAGCAGTACAAGGAGTTACACTTGGTAAAAACGTTTCTAAAGCTACAAATAGGTTTGTAGATAATAGACCAGGAGTTACAGCAAACAAGTTGACTAATAGGTTTGGATTACCAGCTATTAACAAGATTGTAAGTGCTGTGTTTGATCTACCAAAAAATAAAGTTGAAAAACGTAATATAGAAGAGTTATATGCAAATCCATCTAACATTGCTCCACTACAAGAAAGAAAAGATCTTCTGAATATTCTTTTAGGTTTAGATCAAGAGTACAATTCTATACCTATACAAGATGAATATAAACCTTCTAAATCTAAAGATTCTGACTCAGTATATTACAAATCTCCAGCTACAGAAAGTTATATAATAAATCAGTTGCAGAAAGATCCTCAAGAGTTTATGAGACAAGTTAGAGGATATAAAGATGGTGTTAATTACTGGGCAGCGGATGATCAAAATGTAAATACGCTTGGTAATTATACTCTAAGTTTAGGGGAGGATGATAAAGGTAAATATATATCTTACTATGATATATGGGATTTACAACCATTTAAGAATAAAGCTGGAACAGCTGTATTAGATGCAGCTCAATCTGTAGCAGGACTAAATGCACCAGAAGTATATGGTAGAGTATATTTAAAAGATGATGCAAAATTAGGTTTCAAAAAAGAGTTTACAAGCGTACCGTTAGATGAAAGGGGAAAAGGTGGATCAGTCAGCTGGCAATGGAAAGGTAAAACTTATTCAGGCACACTCATTCCTAGTATGGAAGATGAAAAGAATAGATATGCTAGAACTAAGAATGGTAAAATTAAAACATTACCTAAAGCAAATGAAGGTGGAGATCCTCCTGTAAAAGAAAAGAAAAGAACAAGATTAGACATATACGGAGATATTGTCAAATTAAATGAACAACTAAGAGATACTGATTCTCAGCTAGAACAATTCCGTCAAAATATAGGTACAATATACAAAGGTTTTCAGCAAGCTGGAGATGAAACTTTAACAGATGAACAAAGACAGACTGAAATAGATACTTTATTAACTAATAGTTCTATAAACCCTGGTTTATTTGTTGCTAATACATCTAATCCTAATGAAGGTAGAGTAGTTGGTTTAGATAGTGTACCAAAAGTTACAAGAGATTGGTTACGTAGTATTGGAGGATATGGTTGTACAACTTATGGTTGTGGTCTATTAAGACAAGCTGGTGCTGTAACAGAAGATGGAAGTCCTTTTCCAATGATATCAGGTAATAGCCAACTTAATAGTATGATTGAAAGAAATGAAGGGGGTCTTCAAATGAAGTTAATGGATCCTGGATTTACAGATTTAAAAGCTGGTGATAGAATTGTATCTAATTATAGCACAAGTGGTGGGGATGGTGAGGCACATACAATGATATTTACAGGAG